ATTTCTTTTCACCATGTTGTTGATGTGTCCAGTTATAAAACTCAGTAGTAGATACTGTTCTACCTTTTACTTTTTCTTTTTGCGTAAGTCTAAGTCGTGTTTCCGACTACCTCGTAGGAATGAATTTACTCTACCCATAGACCAAGCTGCCATAGGTACTCTGCGGCTTCCTGATGATAAAAATGCACCCTGTCCTCTACGATATACTTTTGCTAGTGTTCCATAAGTATATCTCTTTGATGCCTTTGCTTTTCTTTTAAGAGTAGCTACTACTGTGGCGGATAATGGTTTTCTTCTAACTGCCATTATGCTTTAGTCCTTGATCTGAGTAATGACATGGGAATTCTTTTACCTGCTTTATACAATGCTGCAACTCTCTTAATTAATGATGCTCGTCTGGATCTTTTAGCACCTTTTAGACCAGATAAATATTTCTTAGGTACTTTTGTTTTCTTATCTTTGGGAACTTTACGCTTCTTCAATTTCTTCACCCTCTATTGTTGGTGTAGAGAATTGACCAATAGGTGCTGATTTAGCATCTATCTCGTCATCAATGGTACTAATCTTTTCATCATCATCTACAACTGCTCTAGCAATCTGTTTGTCTACTTCTTTAACAAAGCTATCTGAAGGAACTCCACTAGCTTTAGCTGCCTGTAGGAACTGAAGGTCTGTAGCATAATCTCTAAGATTGAAGCTATCAGGATAAATAATTTCACCATCAAATGTAGTATTTTGCCATTCAGCAAATAATTTCCAAATCTGTTCTTCTGCGTTCTGTAAATAATCCGCCTTCTCCGATAGCCTTGCGTTAAGTAATTGAAATTCTGTCTGTAATGCTATGCCAGATTGTACTCTATCCTGAGTTGCTCTTACTGCTCCCATATGTGTTAGTCTATTAATAGCTTCTACTTTCATATTGATATTGTTCATAATGCCATCTAATGACTGAGAACTAGGTTGAATTAAATAAGGTTTTAAACTTGCATCTAAATCTTCAGGCATTTCAATGATAGATCCTGCACCTGCACTGGCTTCTACATTAGGTGTTTTTACAAGGCTAGGGTGATTAGACAATCTAATTAACTGCTCTATCTCAGAATAATCATTGTAAATAGCTTTCTGCAATTCAGCTACATCATTCAAATCTGATATACCAACACCTCTACGCTGAGATTTTTGATTATATAAAACTACTGCAGGAACTTTGCCTAATTGATTAGGCATCTCATCTACAAGCATAGGTTTAGCAGTTGCATAACCTTTGTTAAAATCTTTTATTCTGTAAGTAGAAATATCTTCCATATTCCAAACTCTAATGGTTGCTACATCATCAAATAAATCTTCTAATAATGTTAATTCTGTAAGAACATATCTTCCGTTAATACTTCGCTGATAATTCCAATTTAAGACATTCTCAGGGGTATAGATACTCATGTATGGTCTGATGTCTAATTGGATTTCCTCTGCTCTAGTTTGAGTTTGTACTGCAGGTTTGTCTATAATACCCCAACATGTACCATAGATGGATGCGTTTACTTGCATCTCTCTGATTACATTGTCAAATGATCTACCATCTAAATCTGCATCATTAATAAAACTGTCTAGCTGAGGATCTCCTGCTAATGATCCATAATCTCTTGTTGGTGGAACTCTAAATAAAAATGAGGAATAAATCTGCACTACATTCTTGCAGTGATTATCAATCGGAGTGTTTTCTGCTCTTTTGATATACTCCTCATCAGTTTCAAGGATATATCTATTTAGCTGATAACCATCTTGATAGTCCTGTCCGCCAAGATATGACATTAAATGAAAATGCCAGTCCTTGAATTTTTCTTCGTAATGTTTGTGTCTTGATGTTAAAAATTCTCTACTATATATTGCCATTAACTCCACCTCTTAGGTTTACTGGGTGTAAAATTTCTTCTTACTGGGTATAAATACTCAACTAAATATCCTAATGCATCATTCATGTGATCGTAATTGTTGTCCTTATCAGGTACAGTTGTGCCTTCCTTATAAATTTGTCTTTCAATGCTTTTTAGCATAGTTTTGCATTTATTTGCAATAAATAATGTTCTAAGACCATTTGCATTCTTTAATTTAGTGTTCACTGCATTAATTCTATCTCTAATCAGCGGATGTGTATTTCTAACTCTTAAATTAAATCCTGCATTTTTTAGTATAGCTAAATCAGTCACTCCACCTGCTGATGTTTTTCTTTGTTTACAAGCAGGATCAGGATAAACGTAGATATGTTTATCTTTAAACCTATTCTTGATTTCCTCAACCATCTCATCAGTATTGGAGGAATAGATCACAATTTCATCATAAACATATATTCTATTTCCTTTTAATTCAGATACGACTGCTGACATCGGATCTACATTAAAATCAATAGCGATATGTATTTCGTTTGTTTCTGGATTATATTCATCTATGACATTCTCTTTTCTATCAAAGTTGTAATAAATCTGTCCTGCATAATTAACAAATGATGCTTCATATTCTTGTTTGAATGTTCGTTCATCTAGATCAGATTTAGCTTGTTCTATCTCTTGTTTAGATACCTGACCACCTTGTAGTGTTGTGTATTGGAATGATCCCCATTGGTCGTCATCTTTCTCTCTAGTAAATAGATTGTAAGACCAGTTTCCATAGCCTCTAGGAGTTCCACAGAATAGAGCCGCACCCATCTTTCCTTTATCAGATAAAGTTGGTCTTAAAACTTCTGTATAAGCATGTTCTTTGATATCTGCAAATTCATCCATCACAAGAAAATCTAATCCAACACCTCTCAAGCTATTTTCATTATCTGCACCTCTCAGGGATATTTCACTACCATTTCTCAGGATTACTTTTAAATCACTATGGTTTATTTTACTCACCCATTTATGTTTGACCATTCTGTCTACAAGATCATTCCAAACAATGTCTTTAGCCATACGATAAGTAGGTGCTACATACCAAACCTTTTTTTTAGGATATCTTGCAAACTTAGCAATTTCTTGAATACATAAAAATGTCTTACCAAATCTTCTACCAGTAATTAATACTCTGAATCTTTTATCACATTCTAGGATTTTCTTTTGAGGTTTACTTAGCGGCACTAATCAACTGACCATGCCAAAGGCTCGTTATCTTCTGTTATCAATCCACCATCAGATTGACCTAATTCATTCTTACCTAACCAGATAGCCATAGCTGCATTACCATTCTCAGCTATCTTCCATTGTATCTGTCTTAGACGTAGTTTTTTCATACTTCTTCCTTTTGTCAGAAATTCGCCATAACGCCTAATAGTGTTCTCACTACATCCAAAATAATCTGCAATTTCTACATTAGTACATCCGTATGATGCTAGTTTTTGAATATCCTCCCCGTTTAGATTATGTTCTTTTGGTCTTGCCATTTGTTTTCCCTCTTTATGAGTAGAGTGTACTCTATTTTAATTTTACACCGCAATTAGGACATGATTTTTCCGTCTTAATCTTGGCTACATCATCTTCTTTATCAAATGTAAAAAAATCTTCAAGTTCTTTGGTGTCAAAGCCTGTAATCTCTAAGTCCATATTGATATCTAGCAAGTCCGTAAATTCTTTATTCAGTAAGGAATAATCCCATTCACTATATTGATTAGTTTTATTATCAGCTATTCTGTAGGCTTTAGCTTTCTCTGGGGATAGATCAGCAATCAGCACTGGTATCTCTTTACATTCTAATATCTTTGCAGCTTCGTATCTGGAATGACCTGCAATAATTACTCCTGCTCTGTCTACGACAATAGGTTGCTGCCACCCATAATTTCTAATGCTCTCTACAACTTTATTAAGATTAGTTTTTTTTCTAGGGTTTCTTGAATAGGGTTTTATATCTGTAATAGATTTTAGTAGTACATTCATTAGTGGTATGTGATCTGGGGTTGTAATTTAAATCCCATCATATCCATTACAAATTCTAAACTTTTTTCAGCATCTTCTTTAGTTTCAAATACTCCGTAATTAACAAAAGCTGAATAAGTGCCATCTTCATTGTTTACTATGATATAATTCTGTGGTTTCTGCATATCTACTGTACTCATTTAACAATTTAAAGATAAACATTTATTCCTATATTTCTACCATGAATGTATCTCAGTATTTTAAAAATTTTTTTAATGTATTTTATAGTGCTTATAAGCATTACAACAACTCTCAGAATATTGAGCGGTTTATAGAAGTAGAATTTAGACCTAAAGATAGAGAGTGGGCAAGATTGCATTTTTTCAATCGTCATTAGCAATAGCTGCATCAAGTTCTCTAATATAACCAACTGACCAAGATAAAGGCTTTATTCCTTTTTTACGCATTTCTACATCACCTTTGAACTTCCAATCTTTCATCTCTTGATCTGATTGCTGCTTTTCAGGCACTATTTCTAAATATATCTTCTTGCTAAGGAATCTTTCCAATGCTTTATAGAACTCACCTTTTTGATTTCTGTAAGTTAAGAACTTATCCCCTAAAGATTTTTTATCCTCATCTTTCAACTTCTTCCACTGTTTAAAACTATCATACTTCGTAGACCTTCTATCATTCTCTGAAAGAACATATTTTTGCCAAAAAATATCAAACTCTTGCGTGTATATATTTGGTTTATTATTAGTAGTTAGTGGTTTGTGGTTAGTGGTTAGTGGTTGCGAAGGCTCAAGCATATGCTTGGAGGATGCGTTAGCATTACCCCATCTAGCTTCTGCAGCTTTCTTTGATTTATCATGCCTATCTTTTGCGGCCTGAATTTCCTCAGAACATCTCTTGTTTTTAATTTGACCATCTTCAATACTGATCTTTCTTTTCTTAATGAGTTCTTCTTTGATTTGTTCTTTATCATCTGTAAATCCTCTAGTTGCTAAATCCCAACTAATAGGATCATCAAATAATAGATTATCATTGGTATAAATTAGATCTTGAATTCTTCTATAAGCTAGTTCTGCTTTATAGCTTAGGATCATGCACCCTGATAATTGGTCATCTGGGCAGTAGTTTATAAATATCATTTTAGGCATTAGTGCTACCTCCTGAATTATAGCAACTTATACATTTATAGATTTGTTTAAAATTATTCAAACAAATTGACATAAATCTGGAATAGGGTTTATTGCAACTGCTGCAAATAATAATTACTTTTTCCCTATCAGGTATATAACCTCTATTACTGACCATTAGATACCCCATATTTGTTTCCTTGCTTCAACCATCTTGGGAGTATTCCATAAAAAGTCATCTACATTTGGTTGGTAAATATATGCCCAGTCTTTAGGGGTGTTGCAAAAATGCAACACTTTATCCATACCTTTGAGAATATTTCTAATTTCTATTTCATGCTCATAAGTAAACACTATCTCCTCAAAGTGATGTTTGGTAGGTGTGACTACAAATAAATTACAGTGAACTGGTTTCTGATACTTTTCTTCTAATGCTTTTTTGTAAATTAGCTGCTGCAACTTATCAGAATGATTTAATGCCATTCTACCTTTAGTTTTAAGATCAAACATAAAAATACCTTCTTCTCCTAAATCCCATACAAAATCAGAATAGCCAACAAAAGGTATTCCTTCTATTTCTGTGGTTAGTTCTTCTTGATAAGAGTGCAGCGGTTGATTACCAAATCTATTAAATAAGGCTCTGCAGTTCTCGTAATATTTTGGGATTAATTTTAGATATTTAGCTACTTGATCCTGATCGTGATAATCCGCTAGTTCTCTTTGAAAGTCTTTAAGAGCATATTGAGTATTTTGTTCACTATCATTACCCTCTAACAGATCCTTTAGTAGTTCCTCTACGATTACTCCAGTAAACATAGCAGGATTAGTTCCTGTGTTTATCTTATAGATTTTATTAATAATAAATTGTGTTGGGTATGATTTGAATGAGTTTAACTTGGAATAACTCATTGGCAGCAAGTCAAACTTACTAAAGTTTTCTTTATTCATAGTTCCTCCTTAGAATAAATTAGTTTGTTGTTTATTTTCTTCTTTAAATTCAAAATACAGTAATTGATGAACATTAGAAGTAAATTTATCTTTGACTGGTACTGAATAAGAGAAGTTCTTAAACTCCTCTATGGGTAAAACCATTTCTTTACCATAAACCATAATTTTAATATCACAGTTCTTCCGTTCACAGTCCTTTATGATCTTATCTCTTACTGGTGCAAATCCCTTGAATAGAGATTTAATTGGGTACTCTCTTATTTTTCGCATTTAGTTTCTCCTTGTAATGTTTATATAGTTTGTCTGCGTACTTAATTGGATCTACTCCTAGATTATCCCAAAATATTCTCTCACCAAATTTAGTGTGAATAGAATGGTGGCAGGGGTAAAAACAAAGCGGCACTACTCTACTATCATCTCTAATCATAGCACCATATCTTTTTAGCTGAACATGGTGTGCTTGGATAGTATCGCAAACTTTGTGAATGCCTTGTACCTGACATGAATAGCAAGGTAAGCTGCATATCCACATCAGGTATTTTTTATCCTTGATGATCTTTTTAGAATGAGATTGGATCATCCAGTTTTGGTGTTTGTGGTGGTGTTTCTGATTGCTCTTTATCATTCCAGTAATCACTAGGAGCAATTTTTATAGTGACCGCATTCATTGGGTTGCCATTTTTATCTTGTGTCTTTTTCCAAAGTGCAACCTCATAAGTTAGGTTATGGTCTATTGGCTCATCAAATTTGATTTTACCATTAGCATACAAAGGTAAGTTATCACCTTCTGTTTTCTTGTCGTTAAAAAATAAAGTTATGTATGACATTTATAAACCTCCTTGCATAGTTTTGTTGTCATTCGTTTTAGGCTTAGATGCCTTGTTTCCGTCATCATCAAAGTCAGCTTCTAAGTTCAGCATGGCTTGGATGTGATACCTGCGGTAATAGGTGACCGCCGATCCGTTTTGCTGCGGTGTGTTCGTTGCACCACCTATTACTGATTTGGATTGTATGAATTGACCTGTTCCTGTGTGTATTAGATTAGTAGTCAGGAAATGTAGATCATTTTCAAATGTGATCGTATAGTACAAAGATAAGCCATGAGCATTTAATGCTTCTTCAGTAGCATTTTTAATATCAACTAATGTACTATATTCATGCACTCCGTTTTGAGTTTTAAAAAAATTGTTTTTGCCGTTTTTCTGTAATGGCTTAAACTCTTTCTTTGCTGCTTCAAGTGCGACTAGCAGCTTGTCTGTTCTTATTTCCATATTAAGTTCCTTCCTAAAGTATGGAGTGTCCGCGACCTCGCAAACATTCCTTTACTAAATTGTCATAACTATACTCCATCTTGTCTATTAAGAAAAGAAAAGATGGTCGTATATACCAGTTATGAACTACCTTATAGCCTTCAACAAAATTATTAGTATTGTCTTTAGCTAACTGTTCGCAGCTATATTTATCATCTAAATATCTTAATGCCACTTCGCTACCCTTATTTCCTCTTGGATCGTGAACTATCTTTGATGAGCATGAACTTAGAAAAATTATAAGTAGTATAATTAATATCCTCATTTTTCACCTCCTGTTTTTCTACTAAAGGAACAGAGAATTTCCCATCTCTCTCAAAGCACTTCTCTAAGATGTGCATAAAAGGTTTAAGTTCTGGTTTCATTAGGTATATCCTCCTGTTCGTCTACATAGCCTTGAGCAGTACACTCGCTGCACTGGATCACATTTTCATCAACAATATAATAATGATTTCCATGACAAATATCACAGACTGATTTTTCTTTTTCTTGCATAATTAATTTCTCCTATACTATGTAGAATTTAGCTTTTTGCTTTCTTCTATGATTATGAATGTGGATTATGCTTCTTCCATTTTCCTCAACAGAATATGCGTTCACCCACTGCTGCGGATATTTTTCATACTGATCTATAAAAGTATATAGACTGAAATCATCCTGCCTATTTAATCGCAACAAGGCTCTAATGAATGTCACTCTTTTCCAAACTTTAGGATCTAGAGAAGAATGATAAAGTAGATTGATAAAAGATTTGCTAATCTCATATACATATTCAGGTAATTTTAATTTCCCAATTTTAAAGTCATGGTAAATATTATTAGCATCAACTTTATCAGTATTGTTTAAAAATACTGCACATTCTAAAATTAAAGAATGAGGTACTTTTAATTCGTATAATTCAAGATATCTTTGATAATCTTTTTTATTAGCTGAATGCAAAGTAAAGGCTCTGCCAATATCAAGATTATTCCAATTCTTTTGAACTGAATTTATATCTCTAACTAAATCTAAAAGTTTAGATCCGTCTACATTGTGAATAGTATATCGTAGCGGTACTTGTAAAAATAAACAGGCTTCTTTCCTGTGCTGCCCATCAATTATTTCCATATTCTGATTTACAACAATAGGATTAATCAAACCATGTTTTTTTATACTTTCTGCTAGTTCTTTTACTCTTGATGAAACAACTTCTCTATTACCTTTAAAAAAGGTGAAGTCATTGTAGTTTTTTGTAGTAAGTATTTTTTCCATAAAAGTTCCTCCTTTGGTTAATACTTGGCTTCTTTGGTTTTTTCATAATGAGTTATAAATGCAGTTAGCTTTACATAAAAAGGTGCATCATATCCCTCAGTTATTTTGTCAATTTTATCACATAGCGATATTGGAATAGCTTTAGTGATAAACTCGTCTTTCTTTGGCTTCTTGCCATAGATTACTTCTAGTTTAGTTGTCATTAAATGTTCTCCCTTCTAAGAACTCTTTTATTTCTTTAGTGTGGTTGTTTTGTTCAAACACTCTTTGCATGAAACCTGCAAGAGCCTTTGAATTTGGATTAACAAAGTTATTAACCCAATTTTTTGTTATGGCTTGAGGATCAGATAATCTGTTAAAAAGTTTGTCTGCATCTTTTTTAAATACTGATCTTGATTTACCAGAGAATAACGCAACTGCTAAATAGCTGCGTTCATTCTCTTTAACAAAAACTGTTGTGTCTATCGTATCGTTTGGATTGAGATATCCGTAGTGAACTGTCCAAGTCATTTGTCAAATATCTCCTTTATAAAATATAAAGTAAAACCAATCATGGCTATGTGTGCGAATGTAGTTATTGCTAAGTTAAACATTATTTGTACCTCCTAAAATCTAATTGTTTGTTTAAACAGTCTGCTCATTACTCTGTCGTGTTGTCTTGTGCTTCCATCAACAGGTAAATTATTTTCAATAAATATTCTGTGAACTTTTTTTCTTTTGTTTTCAGTTGCACCTCTTAAAAGATGTTTGTAATCATGATGCCAAAAATATGCTAAACCTTTATAATCTTCAGTTCCTATATTTTTTTTATCAGCGTGTAATTTTGCGAAGAATTTTTCTTCCCATTTGTCTATTGGTTTCATTGTTGTTTCTCCTGTGTTCATGTTTATTAATATAATAAATATTTTATAATTCGTCAATAGCTAAATTATAAATAATTAATATACCTGTTAGCATTGTTTTTAGGTGATTATAGTGTATCTAGGAATTATCTTATTTTTTAGTAATAAGAGTTCCTCCTGTGGGGCAATTGGGCAGCTGATTGCCCCTTTTTCTATTCTAGAGTGGTATTTATGCTATTTTAATTAAAAGGCTACTGTATGTGTCTTAAAAAAGGTTTTTTGGGTATAATTATGGGTACTTCCCACCTTAATTCTCTCTCTATGGTGGATTTGATTATAGAGTGACCTGATCCTGCACATTCTTCCCCCCACATGGTTGTGACCTTGTAGCAAGTGCTATCTTCTTCCAATAGTTTTCCAACTACTTTCATAATATTATTTTCAGGATTTAAATCAGCTAGGATGTCTTTGTAAGTTTGCCATTCATTAGTGGAGGATGAGTGGTCATAAAATTCTAGGTAGAGTATTGTTTCAGTTTTTTTTTTCATTATAATTACACTCAATAAACAATGGGAGACCAGAGTTTGTGTATATACGAAAAGGCAAGGTGGTAATCATCTTGCCTTTTTTATTTTACCTATTCTTAACTTGGGTTTCTTGATGGGTATTTTTCCAAAAGTTAATTTTTTAAATGTTCTACCTTTACTACCGATTATTCTAGGTTTGATTAAAACTGATAGGGTGGCGGTGGTGGTAGTCATTAGTGCATCAGGCTATGTCCAAAATAGACAATCACCAGTACAATAATTAACTTCCATAGATTAGACCATGACCAATAAGGATCTGCCCAATCAAGGATTGCTTCTATAGGTTTCCAAATAAGTTTTTTCATTTGCTTATTCCTTTCTGCTTTTCGTATGTCCTTAATCCTGCCATGCCTAGTAATGACATAACAAGCGGCATCAAAACACTCATATCAAGGCTTGGCAAGTCTAAAGTTTCTACTTCAAAAACTGCAAGGAAAAATACTATGAATTGTTTTAAAACAAATTCCCAAAAGATTGCTAATGCGCAAGACATTCCTATTAATGGTCGCCAACTTCTTTGCATGATACCACCAATGCCTGTAGCAGTAGATTTTGCATCAGCTAAATTTATATCTGTTTGTGCTTTGTTTAATGCGTTATCTAATTCTTTAAGTTTTATTTTTGCTGCTGCTTTTTCTTCATCAGAAGTATGCAGTTCATCAACTATCTTTCCTACACTATCTACTAATCCACCACCTAATAATTTACTAAGCATTTATCTCACCCATTTTATCTGATAAATTTTTTGCTCTTGCAGGAACTTGTCTTGCCCACTTACTATTAAGCATTTCAGATTTTGCTGCTAAAAAATTATTTTCTTTGAGTGCGGCTTGGAACTTTTTAAATCCTGATAAGCGTGGATAACCTAACTGGAATGAAAGTTCTACAACTATTTCAAATGCTTCTTCAGGGATGCTATCTTCATCAATAAATTTTTTTGCATCTTTAATAGCTACTTCAAGATCACTATCTAAAAGTTCCATTACTTCATCCATAGTAAGTTCTTTCTCTAATAGATATTCTTCTTCAGGTAGTTTTATTAAATGTCCTACTGCAGTAGTCATAGCGGAAGCACCCAAAATAGGATCTGCGTATGCTTTGTATCTTATACCCTCATGGGCAATAACTGATTCTCTTAATCTTTGTAAGTTCACTTCTTCCTCGCTTTCTTTACCTTTGGTAATAATTCTGTCATTACTTTGCTGAGATCTTGCTGCAATATATTTAGATATCCTATATGCAAATCTAAACTATTACGATTTGTCACCTCTGCTAATTCTTCGTTTGTCATTGTTAATCTTATCTGGTTTCCCACTTTTACGATCCTCATATATAGATATTTCTATCCCATGATCCGTTATTCTTCAATACCATTGGAGTAATACAAGGAATACCATCTGTTATCAAGGCACTACTCAAAATGGGTTTGGCTACATTTACCTTCATATATGCCATAGCTAGACTATCTTTATTGACTAGGCATCCTGTGGAAATACCCCAGTTTAAGGAATAATCCGTTGCTACGAACTTGACCTCACTAGAGCAGTGATAGTGCCCCTGCACACAACACATACTTGTTTCTTTGACCGCTTTAGCTATGTCTTTGCAAAATTGATGTGCAAACATTATCCTATTCTTATCTGTATCAATGAAGTGTTTGTCTTTCCATACCCACCCCTTGTTTACCTCTAATATCTCATTATAGGGTTTAATGTACTTTCTAGACATCTTACTAGCTACTGCTCTGCGTAATACTAAGCTGCCATGATTACTTTCCAACAATGTCATTTTAGGGAATATTTTTTCTAGTCTTTTAATCCAAGACTTAGTGACTTCTAATTCATCAAAGGCACTTGGTAGATCAGGATCTACACCATGAAAGTTTTGAGAATGATAATCTGCTTCATCTCCAATATGAACTACAGTATCAGGTTTATAGTTGTGATTTAATTTTTTAAGGAACTCAATAGCTTCAGGATGGGAATAAGGAAAGTGTGTGTCACCAATAACAAGGATTTTTTTATGTTTGCTCATACTCTGTTGCGTCTACACAAGCAAAAAAATATTTGCGAATATTTTGTTCATCTAGCATTAACTTTAGATAACTTCCGTTCAATTTGCAATCATCTACGGATTTGTGTTTTTCGTTAATGGTTATACATTCTCCTGCAATACACATATATCCCAAAAGGAATATAGATGGGATATTCAAAGAATAATATCTCGGAGTAGAATAACTAGATTAGAGAATACAAGGATGCCAACAGTCCAAAGAACTTTATTGATTTGTGCTATAGATTTTTCAATATGTGCAAGATGATTATTCTTGATAATGTCAATATCTTTCTTAATTAAAGATACTTCTTTATCTAATTTATTTATCTTATCCGCTTGTGTTGCCATTTAATGTACTGTTTAACTTTACTTGTGCTTGTTTGTCAAATGTTTCTGCAATCGCAATATCTTTTGCATATTTCTCTTTATATTCAGCTTTTGCTCTTTGTTTTTTTGCAACATCATCCATAGTCATTCCTGATATTTCTCTGTGTAAGGCTTGATTTTTCTCTGCCCAATTATCTAGTCTTTCAAGATAAAGCTGCTCTCTAATCTTAGCTTCTTTTACTTCTTCTCTTGCTTCTCTTAATTCTCTTTTTGCTTTTTTTAGTTGATCTTGTAGTTCGCTTTGTGTTGCCATTATTTTACTCCTGATAGTGGGTTGCTTAATGCTTTGTTAATATCTAATTCTAATTTTTCCTCTAATAGTTTCAAGTCTTGATGTAGCTGCCTGTCCATATCTTTGACTGAGGTTTCTACATCCTTAATAATTCTATCTTGTAATCTGATATCTGATTTCATGGTTTTTATGTCATCTCTTAAATCATTCTTTAATGAAGTGGCTACATCATTAACTAGGCTTACTTCTTCTAATACCATTGAAACTTCTGATTTTAACACTGCTATTTGTTCGTCATAGGAACTCAAATCAGGCTCGGTATAAAGTAAAATTTTTTCCTTCATCTGTAGATAATCGTCATAAAATTTATAACCTGTCCAACCACCACCAATAATTGCACCAATTAAAGATATGATGATAAATACCTTACCACCTTTAAATTTCATTCCCTGATATTCTACTTCCATTGACTATCTACCATTTCATTAATCATTCCGTAATCCATATAACCTAATATACCTGCCTGAGTATCTATTATCACATTTTGGTCTTGTAGACCAATGTCTTTATAGAATGCACCATCAATTATTTGTTTTTCTAAATAGCTATCAAAACCTACATCAGCTAATATAACCATTAAGGCTAGTTGGGTAGTTTGTGCCTCTGCACTCATTTTATCTTTTTGACTAGCCATAAGTTTATTTGCAATTTTCTGTTTTATTTCAGCAGGTGAAACTTCTTCTTCTTGTTCTTCCTCTTGTATTTCTTCTGGTGTTTCTTCTATGATTTCTTCTTGTACTTCTTCAGGTTGTTCTTCCATAGGCTCAGGCTCAGGCATTTCTTCTAATTCAGGCATTTCTTCCATAATCTGTTCTTCTATCTCAGCTTGTATTTCTATTTGTGCTTCTTGAACTTCTGGCATCTCAAATTCTACAGGTGCTTCTATGGGTGCTAGATCAAATTCAAAAGATAAGTCATCTTGATAAAAATCCTCAATGACTACTTCAAAAGAAACTTCTTCCATTTGGATTTCTTCATAAATTACATCATTAACAATATCAGTAATAATATTAGTGATAATCTCTACTGTTTGATATTGCACTGATAAAAATGGATCAGATATAATTCCACCATACATTCCGCTAGTAAATCCTGCATCAACCGACCAGATGTCCATTTTAAATAAAACATCATCATAGTTATTTGCACCAATGCTCTCTGTATAGGCATAATCTTGAACACCTACATAGTCCATTTCTACAGTATGCTCATAAAGATTTATTAAAGTGCCATCTGAATTATTGACAAATAATTTAATGGTAAAATAATCTTTACAATCACCATTAGTAGCTGAACAGGTAGGAACATTAGTATTAGAAACATGGCTTTCTATAGATGCACCATATTCAAAATCAAAGCCTTGTTGGATTTCTTCTTCTGTTAGTCCTTGTTCTATAAGAGAATATTCTTGACTAATTACTCCGCCACCACCAGTAGCCTTGCCACCTTGATTTGCATTACCAGTACAAACTTCACCATCTTCTAACTGTCCTGAATAGCTACATTGAGTGGTAGATGCATCATCATATAATGTCCACTCATCAGCAGGGGATAATATATTGCCTGTGTCTTTTTCTTCTGCTTTAGAGTATGAGAAGCATACTAAGAGCAATAAGACCAAAATCTTTAAGTGCATCCCAATCCCCTTCTTTAGTTTCTATAGGTTTGATTTCTTGAGGGAATATTTTTGAGCCTTCTGGTATTAAATGTGCATTTTCTGGTTTTAGCCATTCTTCTTTTGCCTCAATACCTATCTTAGAATTTATTGGTGGATATGTACCTGCTAACCAAAGACTGTCAAAAACTCTTGCATCATTTTGAGCCAATATAGAAACAGAAGCTACTTTTAACCCAAGAGAAGCTAACATTTTTGCTAAGCGGATATTTTGACAAAATTCACTGTCATAGACACTTCCTGCACTTATACCAATTACAGTTGATTGAACTGCACCAGATACAGGAACTACACATAGATCTGCTTGTGCATTAACACTTGGTGATATCGCTGAGGGTGGAGTTTTATCTACAGTGACTGTAGAATTAGAAACAGTATTAGTTTCTGCATAAGATTTTTTACTAAATGCTAAACCTAAAACTAAAGATATTAAAGCAAAAGAACATAGCCATACAAACCAATCATTCTTCATCTAGCAGTATTAGGTACTCCAGATGAACTCACGAATGGGTTTGAAGCAAATGCCATGTAGATGTGCGTTCCGCCATTATAATTATGGTAAGTATTCCCACTTAATTTAAATCCATTAGATAAGAAATCTAATTTAACACCACCATCAACACCATTTTCTGAAGCAACTGCATTTGCTGCTAATTCATTTGACATTTCATTAAATGAATCTCTTTTTATATCAAGAATATGCCATGCCGCACCTGCGGAAGTTTGAGTTATATTTTTTATCATAACCCAAGCAGGTTTAAAGCCTGTATAAACGAATGTTCCGTCATCACTTCCGTTTCCTGTATAACTACCAAATTTAGAGTAGCCTTCTATTTCCGCAAAACAGTAGCCAACATAGGTTTGTGAATTTTCATTACTATCTCCTGCATAACCAACTGCAAATGTACTTGAGCCAATTGAACTAGGGTAGTTATCACCCCAAGTTGCATTATTTACATCAGTTTTTTCTGCATTAGTATAATTAAGATTTATCTCTTTTCCTGATGTTAATCCTGAATGATACATAGCCCAATCGTCAGCAGCACTTCTTTTCTTCAATATTATCATAGAAGGAGTTTTACCAAGACCATGACCAATCGTAGAGTTATCAGTTGCATTACCTGTATAAGTAATAATACTAAATCCTGCGGTGGTATTAGCTGACACTGTGCTTTGAATACTCCCTGCAAAATTAGATGAGCCAAATGTAGAGTTAGTATTAGCTTGTCCACCCATTCCAGAATGCTGAGTGCAATAATAATATAGAGTTGGTGCTGATGCGGCTACTGTAATAACAGTTTTTGCACCTGCACTTCCTGCAGTTCCTGTTGTGGTGACACCTATAGTATATTCTGAGCCACTACCATGAGTACCATCTGATGTTGTAGAAAATCTTAATGGATGTCCAGAGTTAGAACTATCTGATTGGTCAAATGTATAAGTTCCACCTTCTTGTAAATCTAATGTGACTGCACTTGTGCCAAAGTCATCAAATCTGTATTTATTACCACTATCGCTAACAACTTTTACTGTATAAGTTTGTGTAGGTGTTGTTCCCCCTGCTTTCCAACACCAACCAACATAAGTATCACCACTACCATTAATTGAACCATCACTACCAATTTGAAAACCATCAGATTCATATGCTTGTAATTCATTAGAGGCGGCATATTCAGCATTAGATATATCCACATATAACTCTTTTCCAATTCCTCTAACTGCGTCAACCCATCTATGACTTACCGCATTATTTCTTTCTTTATACCAAACTGTATCAGGTTGAAATCCCACTCCTGTTATACTTCTGTCATCTGTTCCATCACCACTCCAAATAACAGTATTAAAATGTTTACTCCCATCATCAATCGTAGGGGATAATTCAGTTGCTAGGTTTTGAGTACATAGTGCTAGATGTCCAGAAGGTACACTATATAAAAAATTACCAAAACCATTAGCGTCTGTATTACCACCTGCGGTTTTATTACCTGCAAAACTTCCTTCTTGCCCAAAATTAGCAACATCTACTTGTGTGCCACTTGTATATGATTGACAACCAAAAACATAAACTGCTGATGTGGGTATTGTGTAAGCAGTTCCTTGTGATACTCCGTTTTTATAATAAACAACATTTCCTGTTGAGCCATCATAAGCAATACCTATAACATCTCCAACACCCCAACTAGCTCCGTAAGATGTATATGAAGCATTATTATATTTTGAGCCAGTTCTTTCATATGTATATCGTGTTGTTGGGTCACCATTACCAGTTAAATCTGTTCCAAAAATACCTACTCCACCTGTCACTGCGTTAGCTTCTCTTAAAAATTCACAATACCATTTACCTGAACTAAATCCTATGGTACTAGATGCAAAAGGATATGTTTGAACTGTATTAGCCGCAAATCTCAAATTTCCTTGTGAAAATTCTGCTTCTGCACCACTAGTTAAAAAATTTAATGTAGCAAAGTTATTAGTCGGTGTATCTGTTGTTTGGTCTGTAGATGCTAAATTAGTTGCAGTGAAGTCATTATTGTTTCCACTTACATCATTTCCTAATGATGAACTGTCCTCAAAATCTAAATGAAATCCATTCGTGCCATAGCTAC